TGCAGTCGGTCGATACGCTCGCCAAAATGCGTAAAGCAAAAGGCGACTTGGCGGTGTCTATCACCACCAAACTCGGGATAGCACCCAACCCATTCTTGGATCGCTGGCGGATGGAAAAAATCTATCACATCACCCGCTCCAATCCAGGGCTGTCGTTCGATGTTGTCGAGCGGCAGTCTTGGGGGATGCGGACTGATCTCGATGGGTGCTTGGTGGAGAGTAGTGTCTTTGGTACACGCATCCACGCCGAAATTGAACAGGCCATCCTACATTTAATGGATGGTGCGGACTATCACAGCGAGTACGCATCGTACTATCGACCATTCCTGAAATGGATGGACGAGAACCAAGTGGTTCCCACTGCCGCAGAGCGGATGATATTTGATGCCGATCTGATGTTGGCAGGAACCATGGACCTCATCGCTGAGATGGATGGACAGGTATGCGTATTCGATTTTAAAACTCGGGAATGCAGGGGAGCGGATCCCAAATCAAAGACCTACCCCAAAGACGCCATGCAGCTCGCGATCGGTGCTGACATTATAAAGCGTCAGATCTGTGCTGATTATAATCTGCCCATCTACTCCGTAATCATCGACACCGAAACATGCCAGACGGGTGTGAAGCGGTGGACCGAAAAGGCACAGCTAAAGCACCTCAAGAAGGCTTTAGCCACCAATCACTACTACAACACGATCAACGACCTGTATGCCAGTTGAGAAGCCGTACAATGGAGGAGAATGGACCACAGCTAGGATGCGATCGTTTATCATGTCCGCCCTTCGCCGGGCTATGTGGCCCGTTAAATATAGAGCCATCCGAGATAGCTACGTCGAGGATGGCGTCAACCCCAAGACAGGCCGCAAGTGCCGCTTACACCGCTGCTCAGAGTGTGGTGAAGTATTTCCACAGAATCAAATGCAGGCTGACCACATCGAACCAGTGGTTCCTTTGGATGGGTTTGAGAATAAGGTTTGGTTGGAATATGATTGGAACCAATTATTGCAACGCCTCTACTGCGAGGCGGATGGATTACAGGCGGTCTGCAAGTCTTGCCATAAAGAGAAGAGTTTGGAGGAGCGTAGGGTTCGGAACGAACATAGGAGGAATTCGAAAATAATTTAGCAACACGTTGTTGCAACCCTTCCGCTTGGCGTTTTGTTTTGGTAGGTGAGCGTTGAGCGGGAGGTCAAATTTCATGATGATTAGATTAAACAGAGCGGAACAAAGGCTAGCCAAATTTGTTGGCAAAGAACGCGAACGCAATGCGAAGAGGAATGGTTCTAAGAATTGCCGTATGGGTCCTCAATCGGATGAACAAATAGACTTAGAGGGTGTCGCCGCTGAAATTGCCTTTGCTAAATACGCTAATGTATATCCCGACCTCGACGTTGATTGTGATGAATATCTCACGTATGATGCTGTTTTGCATGACGGGAAGCGAGTCGATGTAAAATCTACCAGATACTTGAATGGTCGGCTCATTGTAGTGCCTTGGAAGGATGTGGATGCTGTGGATGCCTATGTGTTGGTCGTGGGGACATTCCCCGAATACCGCATAGTGGGAGCGATGGAGGGCTACCGCCTGATGCGTTCGCATCGCATGAAGGACTTGGGTCATGGAAAGGTTTTTGTTGCCACCCAAGAGGAGCTAAAACCAATAGACGAATTATGACAGAGTTTGAACATCTCAGGATGATGACAACCCCACTTAGTACCTGCGACAAAAGAGCGGTGGCTGCCGGGTGTTACGTTGGCGAACAGTTTGTAACATCCGCTAACCATTGTGAGAACACTGGACACATTTGCAACAGGATGGAACTGGGTTCGGGTGATCAGCCGGATCTTTGCCAATCGATCCACGCCGAGATAGGTCTTCTTAATAAATTGAAATCAATGAATATTGACATCCTTCCAACAATAGCTTGGATTTATGGACATTATTATGCATGCCAATCATGTGCCAAAGCATTGGCCGACTTTGGTATTAGGGAAATTAGAATCAGACAATATTAGTTATGACCTCCATCACAATTGAAACGAAATATGGCCACTGCTCAGTGGCCATGCAAGACGACGACCTGACCATTGACGAAATGGTCGCTTTGTTTGAGCAAGCACTTTCAGGCATTGGGTACCACTGGCACGGAAACATCGAACTCATCTCCGAATATGATATTAAGATCAGCCCCTCAACACAGAATTAAGCTGCTGCCAGAGGACAGTGATGAGCGTAAGAAGTGGCCCATCTACTCTGGAGTGTTGTCACCATTTCCGAATGCCATCGCTGCGATCGCTCGCCAATCCTATATGGGAAACGAGAAACACTGCGATGAGTCCGAACCCATGCATTGGGAATTTGATAAATCTAATGACCATCACGATTGTTTGATGCGTCACCTCCTAGAAGAAGACTATGTGGCAGTCGCTTGGCGCGCCTTAGCTCTACTTGAAACCAAAATCCGAAACCAACATAATGAAACCTGAAGACATCACGGACGACCAAGTTAAAGACCATCTCATCGAAAGGACATTCAACCAGCAATCTGTGCTGGATGTGTTTGCATCTGTGTCTACCAATGCCTACATCCACTACGCCCACCAAGTGGCTAAAGAGAAGGTGGACAATACCTGGGAGAACATAACTGGATCCCAGATTGATGAGCTAAAAGCTCAGATGGCCGCTGAATCAAAAGAGAAGAAAGATGCCGATGAAGGTTGAGTGGGGTGAAGTGGCTCAGTGGTCCAAGTTTTGGATGTCATCTGATTCCGGAATATCTAGGTCCATATGTCCCATAATTGGCGGCCCAGACCATCGCAAGATATTACCACTCGATCGTGATCAACTCACGGTGGATAGGAGTGGGTGTTCTTACTATTTGCAGGAAATCAATGTTGATGGAGAGATATTCACCGCTTACAGGTGCGACGGACTGTCTGATAGCGAATACCGCACCATGCTGAAAAGCTGGTTGGTAGGATATTATGAGGAAAAAATAAATGAACTTTCCGAAAATAAGCTGGAGATAGCTTGACTTCCCCATTCTGACCCCATCTAATTGCTTTTTATATTTATGCATTAGTTTAGTCATCATCAAACATAGGTGGTTTTTGTTAATTTTTCCCACCTATAGCAAGGGGAACCCTTAACAGGGTTCCCCTTTTTTTGTCCTAACTGACGATGCTTACTGGCCTGCTGGCAAGTATGGGATCATATCTCTTTCGAGTATGCCTAGCCTTTGTAGCTCTCGAATGAGAGGGGTATTCGATCGCTTTAAACGGTATGGACCATCGGGATCCGTCAACCGACGTAGGCGATCCTCCTTGTCCATTTTTCTTAGTAGCATTAGCGATGCTGGCATAGTAGGTTCGCCCCGGCGGGCTTTCCTTACCATCCGCTTATGCATGCTTATTAAATTCTTAACCTCCCTTGGATCCACCTGTCCACGCATAGCCTGTATGGCCCTTAGACGTTGTTCTGGGGTATCTCCGAGAGATTCATACACCTCCGTCTTGGTGACAGGTTCTTCGTATGGCATCGGGCTGTAGTAGCCTGTGATAGATTCAAACTTATCGTTGGTCGATAGGGCTGTCTTGTCTAGGACATTGAGAGCTTGCTCCGCATCCAATCCCAACACCTTCAAATTGTTATAGTGGCCCGTAATCTTCTTTAGGACGCCTTCGCGGTCTTGGTTGAGTTTGACGTAGTTCCGATCGTATTCCTCCTTGATGTCATACTTCCTGCTCGTACCAAGCAATCCCTTTGCGTTATTGATAGCCGTAGCATCTGGGGCTAGTCGCCGGGCGGCATCACGCTCTATGTCGTATTCCTCCCAACGCAAACCAAACAAACGCTCCACCATCCTTCCTATTTCCAAGGAGTTTTCTTTACCTCGTAATGTATTATTCCACTTGTCTAGCTCTCTAACCACACCTGGCTCGAATGCAGCCTTTATAAACGCATTTGCATTCTCAAGGGTTCTTCCTGCCAAACCAGGCTTCACACTAATGTCACGGCCATTGGCATCCTTTCCATACAGATTACTGGCTGCTTGCAAAAGGAATGTACCTTCGCCTAGGAAGTTTTCCTTGAAAAGCTTTGGAAGCACCTCCAATGGATCATCTTTAAATCCTGAAACAAAAGCAGATGTCATCAGGGTTTGTGGAAATATGTATTCTGTGTCTAAATACCTACCCGTCTTCCCATCCGCATTAGGCATATAAAGGAGTCGCTTACCTCTGTGCCAGCTTTTAGCCACTGTCTCGTTGAGTGCCAGCTTCTCTTCGTCGGACAGGTTCTTGTAATTGTCTCCAAACAAATCCTTAGCCTTGCTACCAGCCATCTCCACCGCTGTTCCCGCACCCGCCATAACTCCGGTAAATGCAACAGCTCTTTTCATTCCCAGTTTTCTCAAGCGACTCTCCGACCTTTTATCGATTTTCACTCCATCAAGACCTAGTTCAGCTATGAGCTTTCGGGGGTTTTTCATCATCATCACTGCGTACCTGCCTTGGTTGTAGGTGTTGCGCATAAGTTCTGCTGTGAAGTTTATGAACGGACTGGTAACACCTATCTGAGACATCTTCTTCAATACCTCCGGCACCTTATCGTAGTCTTGGAAGGTGTTGCGTACCATACGCATAGCAGCTACCTCTAGCTTATCCCTGTTCTTCTCATTGGCTAATTCAGGTATGGCTTTCTTCAACTGCCTCTGGGTTCCTTCCCATGCAACGTAACGCATAGTGGTATCACCAATGTTATACACCTTGCTGAATGGATCCGCTATGGTTTGCACAGCATCTCC